TGGCTGCACCGATACTTTTATATGGCCTAAGAGTATGACTAAAGAAGAGAAAGAACGACGAGCTTCTATGCCATGTGCAAGATGTAAACTGAGGCACAGGTTCATTGAACGGGCAAATGGTAAGGAGGCAAATGGCTGATATATTATACATAGACTTTGAAACATATTCTGAAGTAGACCTGAAGGCCCAGGGAAGCAAGAGATACGCTGAAGATGAATCTACTCAAGTGATATGCTTAGGATACGCTTTTGATAATGAACCTGTGCAGCTATGGAGTCCCAGAGACCAAGAGATACCCGAGACTATCATCAGACATGTAAGTGACTCAAGAATTGTGTGCGCGCATAATGTTGTGTTTGATTATAGAATATGGAATGGTGTTCTTGTACGAGACTTCTTTGTTCCTGAACTGCACATCTCTCAGTGTATAGACTCTATGGCGGTATGCTTGTCGTTTAGTATTCCTGCTAAGTTAAAAGAAGCAGGTGAAGCTTTAGGTATAAAGCATTTAAAGTTTGCGTCAGGTACCACGTTAATAAACCTTTTATCCAAGCCTAATAAGCATGGTGAGCAGAACCAGTACTTCGAGTTTAAAGAAAAGTTTGAGCAGATGTTTGACTACTGTAAACGTGATATTGAGGCTATGAGAGAGATTCTTAATACACTACCCAGACAAGCTCTTATACCTATAGAACAGCAAGTTTGGCTCATGACCAACGAGATGAATGAAGTAGGCCTACCTGTTGATATAAATGAGGTTAAGGTTATTCATGACTATATCAAGGGGTACGTAGATCAGAGCATGTATCAAATAGGTAACCTAACAGGTGGAGCAGCTTCTAAGATCACGCAAACTATTAAGCTCAAAGACTGGTGTATATCTCAGGGAGTTGATTTACCTAACTTCCAAGCAGAGACTATCACAAAGCTACTGAAGTTCCCAGAAGACTTACCGGAAAAGGTGTGTAGGATTCTCGAGCTGCGGCAAGAGCTTGGTAGAACCTCAACTGCTAAGTTTAAGAAGCTTATGGACTTAGAGTACGGAGGTTATGTATTTGACAACCTTCAGTATCATGGTGCTGGTCCAGGAAGATGGTCAGGCAGAGGGTTCCAAATGCAGAATCTGCCAAGAGCTAAGGTGCCTAATCCAGAAGAGTACATAGATATGTTTATGACTGGTAAAGCAGTAGAGGATCCAGTGAAGATAGGTAAAGCTCTTATCCGATCTATGATCAAGGCTCCCCCTGGATATAACTTAATAGTCACAGACTATAGCTCTATAGAGAACAGAGTCTTAGCTTACTTAGCAGGTGATGAAGAAACTCTTGATGGTTTCAGGAGAGGCTATGACCAATACATAGACATGGCAGCGGAGTTCTTTAACGTTCCTTATAACCAGATAGATCCTTATGGTGACCAGCGGCAGTTTGGTAAAGTCATCATCCTCGGCGCAGGCTACATGATGGGAGCCGACCGCTTTGTGGAGGTTGCTGAGGATTGGGGCTTTAAGATAACGCTAGAGACTGCTAAGTTAGCCATCAAAGCTTACCGAGAGAAGTATTGGCTTATCAAGAAGCTCTGGTACGCTTTAAAGGATGCTGTGACTAAGACTGTGGTTACTGGCCAGAAGATGCGGTACCGACACATAACTTTTGGCACCTTTACTCGTAACAACATTCGATGGCTAGCAATGGTGTTGCCATCAGGAAAAGCTGTGTACTACAAGAATCCTGCTATTGAGAAACGTTACATCCCTGGGTATGAGCACATGGGAAAAGTTGACACTGTTACCCATGAGGGTATGAATCCATACTCAAAGAAATGGGATAGGTTAAGCTTGTCTCCCGGTCGTATAACAGAGAACGCAACGCAAGGAACTGCTCGTGAGATTATGGCTCATGGAATGTTAAATGTGCGAAGCAACATCAAAGAGATAACATTAATCGGAACAGTACATGATGAGGCTTTAGGCTCGCTTAAAGATGAGCATGTAAATGACGACATGATGAATCGCTTTAACAATGAGCTTTGCGCAGTTCCATGGATGAATAACTGTCCTTTGAAAGCAGAAGGATACTTTTCAAAGAGGTATAAAAAAGCATGAACGAAAAAGAAAAAGAGATGGTCAGAAAACATAGAATCTCGAATTGGAATAAGACTTCAGTTCTTTTATACAGCATTACTAATGCGCAAGAGGCATATGATATTCTAATGGACGAGATAAAGTTTTACAACAGACTTTATCATAAGGTTAGGATATATCAGAGGTTCAATAACTTAAGACGTAAAGTTGAGATTAAGAACCTGGAGATCTTAGTCAAAGAAGTAGAACCTGATTCTACTCTGGTTAAGCATCTAGAGAACCATATAAGGCTTAATATGTTTTTTAAAACAAAGCCGAGTCTGCTTGTAGCTAAACAGCTTATTAAAACAGAGCTGAAAGGAATGGGTAGACCTTATATAACCAGAAAGGTTTATGGTTACTTCTATCGCTATAGGTCAGAGCTTGACAAAGAGAACTTAGGAATCACAGATGTTGTAGAGGAACAGGATGACAAGTGAAAAGTATTTAGAGAAGGCCTTAGCTGACTTTATAAAAAGCGAAGGCGGAGAATGCAGAAAGTTTGTTTCCCCTGGGCATATAGGAGTTCCTGATAGGCTTTGCTTCTTGCCCAGAGGAATGTTGTTTTTAGTAGAAACTAAGTCAACAGGGGACAAGACCAGACCCTCACAAGTGAGAGAACACGAGAGGCTTAAAGCATTAGGTTTTAAAGTCTTTGTCGTATCAACTGAACAAGAACTAACCCAATTTAAGGAGACTGTATGGACTACTCAAAGTTACTGATAAGTTTAAAGAGAGCGCATGGTACGACTAATAAGCTTGAGCTTCTTGCTCAAGCAGACGAGTGTGGTAAACTGATACTGCAGTTTACGTATAACCCATTTCTGCGATACCAAATAGACACTCGGCTGCCGAAGTATAAAGTTAACAAGTATGGGCGTTTTTTAGATGAAGACCCTTTATGGGCAGAGACTCTAACCAAAGTTCACAAGAGGGAGCTAACAGGATTTTCGGCAAGAGATGCTATAGTCAGAATGCTAGAAGTGTACAATGAAGAGTCTGCTGAATGGATACTCAAGATACTGAAGAAGAACCTCGCTTTAGGAATCAATGTAAAGACTATCAACAAGGTTTTCCCTGGACTTATACCTGACTTCGGTGTTATGTTAGCACAGAAATGGGATTCTTCATACCTAAGCAAGCCACTCCTTATGTCTATAAAGTATGACGGCGTACGTGCAATATTTAAAGATGGTAAGTTATTAACTCGTAGAGGTCATCAGTTAATAGGGCTTGACCACATCACGAGTATACTTAACCCAGATATCTCAGTAGATGGTGAACTCATCATTCCTGGAGTGCACTTCCAAGAAGCAAGTGGTAAGATACGTAGTGGGCAAGACGTACCTGAGGCAGTCTATATGGTCTTTGACTATCTTGAAACTATGTCAGACCCGATGCATGAGCGCTACAAGAATCTTATAAGCTACGTAGAGCAGGTCGGTGACCCTTATGTTAAGCTTGTTAAGCACATTCCAGTAAAGAACGAAGAGCATATACATACGACTTTTAAAAAGGTCCTTGACCAGGGGTATGAAGGGCTGATGATTAAGTTAAAGAACGCTCCGTATGTTTATGTCAGAAGTTCTAACTGGTTAAAGCTCAAAGTACAAGACACTCTAGACTTGGCAATCATCGACAGCTTTGAAGGCAAAGATAAGTATGAAGGTATGCTAGGCGGATTTATAGTTAACCATAAAGGTGTGTCGGTTAAAGTGGGTAGCGGCTTTAGCGATGAAGACCGCGTAAACTACTGGAGGCAACCCGAGCAGTACGTAGGTCAGGTAATTGAGGTAGCGTACCATGAAGAGACTCCAGATCACAGCTTGAGGCACCCAGTGTATAAAGGGTTTAGGTGGGATAAATAGAGCCTCTATACCCCTATCAGGAGCGGGCGTTAGCTCATGGGTTAGCTAATGCCAATTCCTATCTGGCTAGTGACATGGGCACAGGTAAAACTCGTATATCGCTTGAGTGGAGCAAGGACAAAGTGAAAGATGGAATACTTGTCATTGCTCCTCTTAAAGCGATCTATACGACATGGCCAGATGAAATCGAGAAGTGGGGATTCCCTTATAAGCACGTGCTGTTGCATGGACCAGAGAAGGCAGTTAACCTGAAGCTTAAAGCAGACGTATATCTTATAAACTTTGAGGCTATCACATGGTTGTTTGATACCCTAAAAGAGCAGTTCAAGGTCACCAAGAAACTCCCCTTCCGCCACTTGATTATTGACGAGGGGTCTAAGATAAAAGACCCCTCAACAAAGAGGTTTAAAGCTTTAAAGGTGCTACGTGATATATTCTTCTCACACATTATACTGAGTGGAACACCTAATCCTAATACCTTACTCAACCTCTGGTCTCAGTATTTTATCCTGGATGGAGGGGAACGGCTGTTTAAGTCGTATTCAAAGTTTAAAACAGCGTACTTCATGCCTCTCGACTATAAGCAGTTTACATGGGATATACGAAGCAAAGAGCATGAGCAGATGATCTTTGACAAAGTCAAGGATATAACCTTCAGGTTAGATGCTACAGACTACCTTGACCTTCCTGAGGTGTCGTACATAACAACGAAACTAGAGCTGCCACAGAAGCTCAGGGACCAATACAAGAAGCTTGAGAAAGACTTCTTTATTTCCCTGGATGAATCCACTTCTGTGGAAGCTTTTAGTGCAGCTACCTTATCTATGAAACTTCGTCAGTTTATCCAGGGGGGAATGTACACTGATGATAAAGGAACATACATGAAGATTCATAGTGAGAAGTTGGATAAGCTTGTAGAGATGGTTGAGGACGCAGATGGTCAGGGTATACTATGTCCGATTCAGTTTAAGTTTGAGCTTGAGCTGATTCGTAAAGCATATCCTAAAGTGCCGGCAATTGTAGGCGGCGTAAACATGAAAGAAGCCACCAAGCATATAAGAGACTGGAATGAGAAGAAGCTTCCTCTGCTCTTATGCCATCCTGCAAGCTTAAGTCATGCGGTTAACATGCAGCATGGATCACATATAATTGTGTGGTATGCTTTACCTTGGAGTGCTGAGCAGTATCTCCAGCTTAACAAACGTGTGGATCGTAATGGGCAGAAACACCCTGTGATGATATACCACCTATGTATGACGAACACTGTTGATGTAGGCATAATGCGGGCACTGCGATCCAAGATACAGAATCAGAAGAAGTTCTTAGATTTCATAAAAGACTATCACGATTTTGATTTATAAACAAGAAATAGGCTTCATAATCTCTTGTTTTAGAAGCTTTCAAGAAAAACGAGTATAACCATATAGACTAAAAATGAAGTTTCTTAAACAAGAGATTTTGATACAGAGTATATTTAATAAAAAGGAGAACAGAATGCCGTTTAGAGAAGTAGAGATGATAAATAAGCTACAGACTGGTGATCTTATTGCTATTGGGGGAACCTCGGCTCTTGATATAGCTATTAAAAGTGTAACTAAATGCAATGTAAGTGCGATAGGCGTTGTATATAAAGCTGACATGCCTTTTATATACACCATAAGCGGGATCAATGATTTTGTTATGAGCAACTTATCCTTATGGCCTCATTTTGCGGCTTCACAAGAAGGGAGTATGTGGGTCTTACCTTTAGCAGAGTTCATACGAACAGAGTTTGATGAAATTAATTTTAGAGACTCTTTATTTACTGTGGGGAGCTGTATGCTTGGTTATAAACCACAACATCCAGAGATAGATAAGATTAAGTCTCTTGTAGCGCATGATACTAATTACGCTCAGCTATATGGAGTTGAATTTATTCTTAAAGCTTATAAACAAGGCTTTAAGGAGTTTAATACCTGCCCTAACTTAGCTAAGAATAATATAACATCTTTGATTAATCTAAAGACTGAGGACAAGATGCCAGCTGACGCTATAAGCTTAGGAATCTTTGCTGACGCTATACAGATTAAGGGGCCAGAAATGGAGTTATTTATATGAACACTAAATGGGATAAACGGTATATAGGCCTCGCTGAGCATGTATCATTATGGAGCAAAGACCCGAGGAAGAAAGTAGGAGCTGTGATAACTGAGGGTAAGTATGTTAGAAGCATTGGCTTCAATGGGTTCCCAACAGGT